TTGCACGAACAAACGCATAAATAATAGTACAATTCAAATTCTTGGAAATATAAATGGCTGGAAATATTACAAAAAGATTTAGACTTTTGAACGCTGAAAAGTTTATGGAGATGCTAACAGACCCATTAGAAAACATGTACCTATGTATTGGTAAAAGTCGTCCATGGACTGATGATAACAACCCACCACCACCATTGGATTCTATTGAAAACGTTGAATACAATGTTTGGGACAATATTATTTCAGCGAAAAAGATAGCCCCTAACAACGTCTCTTTTGCTGCCATCCGTTATAACTGGACAACCGGCAACGTTTACAATCAATATGATATTTCCACAGAATTCCAGAATGGTCAATTTTTTGTAATTACCGATGAGTATAATGTTTACAAATGCATGGGTAATAATAATGGAGCGGTTTCTACCGTAAAACCTACTGGTAGACTTCCGTCTGTAGTAACGACTGCGGATGGATATCGTTGGAAATTTATGTGTGAAATTTCCGCTGCGGAAGCCATCAAATATGCGACGACGCAATTCATTCCAATCAAAACATTGACTTCCGATGATGGTTCATTTCAATGGGACGTGCAAGCCGCTGCGGTTAATGGTTCTATTTCGACTGTAAAGGTCACGGCGGGCGGAACTGGCTATAAACAACATGTCGGTTCAATCGTTTCTGGTAACACAACACAACTAACAATTGCTCCATCTGCAAATACCACTTCCGGTGTATATACTGGTAGTTCAATCTACATTTCTTCTGGTGCAGGCGCTGGTCAGAAGCGTTTGATTACAGGGTATGACGGACCATCAAGAAAAATTACGGTTTCTCCGGCATTTGCGTCATCATTGAATGGTACTTCGGCTTACATTATTTCACCAACAGTTAGTGTTTCGGGTGACGGAACTGGTTTTTCTGCTTATTCAACTCTTTCTGGAACAGCACTCAAAACGATTGAAGTAATCAATCAAGGCGCACAATATTCTAGAGCAAATGTAACTATTTCTGCAAATACCACTTCTGGCGGTACAGGTGCGCAAGCCATTGCACAATTGTCTCCTATGGGAGGGCATGGTTCTAATCCAATTTATGAATTATCTGCACATAATGTCATTATGTACGTCCAATTATCTGGTGACGAAGAAGGGAAGTTCTTCGCCAACAATGATTTCCGTGTAGTTTCTCTAATTTCACAACCGAAACTGACTACTGGTTTTCCGGCTGATGAAGCAACATATCTTGTTGCTCCCGTTCTCAACTTTTCTACTTCATCTGGTACATTTTTGGCCGACGAAATAGTAACTGGTGGAACATCTGGCGCTTCTGGTGTTGTAGTAGAATATAAGGGCACCAATTCTATTATTGTTACTAATGTGGTCGGGGCTTTTACCAATGAAACCATAACTGGTGGAACATCTGGCGCTACTGCTACCGTAACTTCGGTCACGCCGTCTCCATTCCAGAAGTATTCAGGTTCTGTTATGTATCTGGAAAATAGACCACCTATCGTTCGTTCTATTAATCAGGAAGAAAATTTCCGTTTCGTGGCTACATTCTAAAACAATAACCATAAATAATACTGAACATGTTCTCTCACCTATATAGTTGTTAAATGGCTGGAAATACTACTAATTATACGACAATTACGGATTTTAACACTAATCCATATTATGACGATTACGATGCCGACAAAGGATTTTATCGTATTCTTTATAAACCGGGCATTGCTGTTCAGGCTCGTGAACTCACTCAAACACAAACTATGCTGCAAACCCAGATTGACAGATTTGCAGAACATATTTTTAAAGAAGGTTCTTTAGTTTCTGGTGGTTTGTTTTCTATTGACAAGAATATAGATTATGTCAAAATCAATGATACTGACAATATCGGTAATCCAATAACTCTGAATAATTATGTCGGTTCTGTTATTACAGGTGCGACTAACAGCATTACTGCTTATGTTGTAGCAGTTGCTGATGGTTCTCAATCTGATATTAACAAGACAAAAACATTATTTGTTAAGTATACGTCATCGGGAACAGATGGAGTGACTAACAAATTTGTTTCGGGTGAGGTTTTATCTTCTGGATACGGTAATTTGACTGTTCATTCCGATGCTTCTGCTATCGGTATTGGTTCAATGTTCACTATTAATGATGGTATAGTGTTCTCCAAAGACCATTTTATTAAATTTCCAAAACAAACTATTATTTTGGAAAGATATTCAAATACACCAACTTGTCGAGTCGGCTTTGATGTTCTGGAATCTATTGTTACTTCTGCTGATGATTCCACATTGAATGACCCGGCAATGGGAGCGTACAACTTTAACGCTCCCGGTGCTGATAGATTTAAACTTGATGCGGTATTAACATTAATTGATATTGACGATGTTGCAGGTCCACCAAACTTTGTTCAACTGTTTATTATCAAAGATGGCGTTGTTCAGGTTTCAAACGAAAAGACTGAATACTCACTGATCCGTGACGAATTAGCTGGCCGAACTTATGATGAATCAGGTGATTATTATGTCAGAGGATTATCAGTCGCCATTCGAGAACATCTCGATAACGGAACCAATCAAGGCGTTTATCCAGCACCAGAAGGTAACACCAATTTATTGGTAGCGGCAGTGGCCCCCGGAAAGGCTTATGTGAAAGGTTATGATGTAGAAACGTTGGTAACAAAAAATATCAACGTTCGTAAGGGTGTGGATTTCAATTCTATTGAAAACCAAATTATATCTACCAGAATGGGTAATTATGTCGTATGTAACGAGTTGGTTGGTTCTTGGGATTTGAATAATGGTGATGTCATTACCATTTATGATGCTCCACAGTTAAGAATAACTTCTGGTGGAGGTTCAACAGCCGCACAAACCGGTAATGTTATCGGAACCGCAAAACTACGTGGTATTGAATTAGTGGAAGGGAATCCCGGTTCACCGACTGCCAAATATAATGTGTATTTGTTTGACATAAAGATGTCTAGTAATAGTTTTGCTAGTGCCCGCTCTATTTACAAATCAAACTCTGGAACCGCTTCGATTGGGGCTGATATTGTTGTACCTTCTAGCAATGTAGCTTCTGTAAATGAAGTTGCTTATGATTCGATGTTGTATCCTATCATCGATTATGTTCGTTCTCTTAGAGATTCGTCAAATAATGTGGATACAACATACAATTTCAAGAAAAGCTTTCCAGTATCGATTTCATCTACCGGAACATTTAACATTTCTACTGGTTTGGTGGATGAAATATTTCCATATTCTGTTGGTTCATTAACAGATATTGAAAAATCCGACATCATTATTTCCTTGAATGCCGCCGCTACTAAGTCGATGGCAGGCACTGTGACCACATATGCAAATACAACAATCAATGGAACATCAACAAAGTTCACTTATTTAAATCCCGGCGACCGTATTAAAATCAATACAGTCTCCGGTGTATATTATGTGGACACGATTGAATCCGATATTAAAATGACTGTCACTGCGAATACAGCTTCGGCGGTATCAGCACAAACTTATGTAAAACAATATAATGTTGGTGATGTACTCAATCTTATGGGTAACGGTGCTGATGCTGGTTTGGATAGAACAGTAACATTGAATACATCTACTTCAATGTCCTTTGATTTAAAGGAAACACTATCAAGTACGGTGTCGGCTACTGCAACAATAAAGTTGTCAAAAACAACGGCTCGTGAAATTGCAAAAATACTTAGACCGCATAGATATGTAAAAATTAATTGTTCAACGGCTGGAACGACTGGCCCGTTTAATCTTGGATTCTCTGATGTATATAAAATCCGATCTATTAGAAAAAATACGGGTGATTTCACCAGTGCTACCCAAGGAACTGATGTAACCGCTTCATTCGTACTGGATAATGGGCAACGTGATTTCTTCTATGATAATGCTAAAATTATTCCTAACATAACACTAGCGTCTAGCGATTATTTGCTAATAGAACTTGATTATTTCGAACCTGATTTTACACAAGGTCTTGGTTATTTTTCTGTCGATTCCTATCCGGTCAATGATTCAACAACATCTGACACTACAATAAAGACACAAGAAATCCCAACATTTACTTCTCCTATAGATGGATTTGAGTATGATTTAAGAATTTGTGTTGATTTTCGTCCAGTTAGAACGAATACGGCAACATCTGCAACTACCGTAGCTGCGGCAACAATAAATCCTGCCGCTTCGACAACATTTGCCGCTCCCGCTGGTGGTCTTCATTTACCAGCACCAAATGGTGAGTTCGTTTTCGATTATTCAAATTATCTTTCCAGAAAAGATATTGTGATTATGGATTCGTTGGGTAAAATTTCAGTAATCGAAGGCACACCATCTGTCGTTCCGATTACGCCATCAACACCAGATAATAGTATGGCTTTGGCCACTTTGAATATTACGCCATATCCTTCACTATCGCCAGTTTATGCCGCTCAATTGGGTAAAACCGATATGGCTTCAACGTCCCGCAAAACTTCGTTCGTTCGTTCGACAATGCGTGACATTGCAGTTATTAAAGACAGAGTTGCATCACTCGAATATTACTCTCGCTTGAACTTGTTGGAAAAGCAAGCTGCTGACATGAATGTTCTAGATGAAAACGGGCTTGATAGATTCAAGAATGGTATTTTTGTTGATACTTTCCGTGACCATACTAACGGCGATGTTAGCAATCCAGATTATAAAATTGTAGTTGACCCTAAAGAACAGTCTATTAGACCATATTATAATATGGAATCTGTTCCATATGAATTTATTTCTGGGTCTGGCATTTCTGCAACAAATAATTTGATTACTATGACATATACAGAAGAAGTTCTGTTTTCACAACCATATGCCACGACAACCAGAAATATCGAAAATAACGTTTATAGATATATTGGTCTAGTAACACTCGATCCAGAGTCAGACGTGTGGGTTGATACAGAACAAATGCCAGATGAAATTATTCAGGGCGAAGTACCTGAATATCTTCCTCCGGTGCAGACCGAATGGAATCAATGGCAGACTGCTATTACTGGATACAATGTTTATCATAACGTAACTGGTGCGTTGCTCGGCACGTTTTACGGAGATAATGCTTTATCCGATGCCAACAAACTTATCAAGAAATATACAACCAAGATTGCATCAGAACGAACGACACAGGGCGGTACAGGTCATGGCGGCGGCGCTGGTGGTGGTCATTGGGGCGGTGCTGGTCATAACATAACTACTTACAAGACTGTTGTAAATGCTACAGCTTCTGCAATAACTGAATCTGTCAGAACTGGTGTCGAACTTGTTCCAGAATTTGCTACCTCTACAGAAAACTTAGGTAACAAGACTGTCAACACATCAATTATTCCATATATACGACCACAAATTATCAAAGTTTTCTGTCGTGACTTAAAACCTAACACTAGGTTATGGATTTATTTTGATGAAACGCCAATGTCTGATTATTTGACACCAACAGATTCAGATTATGTTGTAGTTGATGGTGTTTCGGAAGGTTCGACTTGGCGAACCGACGCTGATGGTAAAGCATACGGATTGTTACGTTTGCCGTCCGAAGGAAAGCGTTTTTATACAGGAACAAAGAAAGTTAGAGTTTCTGATTCTCCAACTAACAGTGGAGAAACAACAACGTTCGGTAACACATATTTTGTTGCCCAAGGATTATTGCAACAACAACAAAATACGATTTTATCGACATATAAAGTCGTAATGACACAAGATAACGTTACTCAAACAACGACAAAGGTTAACGGCTCCGTCATTTCGGATACTATAACGAGTTCCGCTTATCAGGGGGCCGACTGTATGGGTTATACCTTTATGGTCAATGCTCCCCAAAATGAAGATGGTGTATTCTTGACTTCATTTGACGTGTTTATGGCCGATAAGCACCCAACACTTGGTGTTTGGTTTGAATTGAGAGAAGTTGATAATGCTGGTGGTATTACTAGAAACACTGTTCCATATTCTGTGGTTTCTCTTGAACCAGACGACATGCCAACATCGGAAGATGCATCCGTCCCACTTAATGTAAAATTCAAATGTCCAGTATTTCTTTACAATAATACTGAATATGCATTGATTCTTCATGCCACCGCCATGAATCCAGATACATATTTTTGGACTTGTGAATTGGGACAAGATGATGTCATAACCGGTCAGAAGGTAGTAAATCGTAAGCAAACTGGTACGTTATTTGACACGAATAACAACGTAGATTGGGTGCCTGTCCCTAATCAGGATTTGAAGGTCACATTCTATAGAGCCAATTTTAATACCGGAATTGCAACAGTAACATTAGGAACTGCTTCTTTCGAACGCTTTTTAATGTCATCTGTTTCTGCACCATTTGAAACTATCGGTGAAATTGTAAGAGGTCAAACTACATTAACACTTACTTCAAGTTCAACGTCAATTGTGACGGGTGATATTATTATCGGCCAAGAATCAGCGGCTACAGCAACAGTTTCTAATGTATTGAGTTCAAACTATACTTTGGCAGCGAACACTATCCAAAAGTATAAGATGGGTGAAGTAGTAACTATCAAAGATTCTTCAAATGTTACCAAGGGAACTGCTTCTATAAGTGACATCACTTACCCGACTGGCACTCTCTACTCATACAAAAATCCTGATGCGAGTACCGTTCAAATACAACTTAGAAACATTACAGGTGATTTTCCAGTTAGTTCAACTATTATTGGTGAATTATCAGGTAATTATGGTGTAATACAATCTAAACAGCCTATTAAATATTCCGTTGTTGATTTTGAACCAAATAATCTTGTGTTCTCAAACACAGCATTAACATATAGTATGAAAACTACGTCTAATACAAATGTTATGGATACAAATTTTGCTGGTATCAATGCAGGGGATAATACAACACTTGCAGATGAAAAGGTTCTTTTGGGAAGAACACAAGAAAATTCCTTGATATCAGGTAATAAATCGAATCAGGTTCAAATAGTTATGAATTCAAATTCGTCATATGTGTCACCAGTGATTGATTTGCATAGAACTCATGGCGTGTTTGTTCATAATGTTGTGAATTTTGATTTCACTGATGAAGATAAGTCAAGTGGTGGCAACTCTTGGAATAAATATATTTCAAAAGTTGTAACACTAGCGGAAGGTCAAGATGCCGAAGATTTGCAAGTGCATCTAACTGCGTATCGTCCACCATCAACAGATATCAAAGTATATGCAAAGATTGTTCACGCCGAAGATTCAGATGATTTTGCAAGTCATAATTGGATAGAACTTGTATCGACAAATAATAGCTATTCATCAACGTCCAATACCAACGATTTTATGGAATTTGCTTTTGGTTTTAATACTGAATTAATGACTGGATTGTATGGTGCTGTTGAATATACAAATTCGAATGGTGTAGCGTTTTCTGGATACAAGCAATTTGCCATCAAGATTGTGCTAGGTTCATACAATTCAGCATCTGTTCCTAGAGTAGCAGATTTGCAATGTTTGTGCTTGCAAATGTGAGGATTTTAAATGGATGAAAAGACCACTGTCCCCGGTATTTACCGGTCACAAGAAAGCAAGGCCCTTATAAATAAGGATAACGAGAGTCTAGCTGCATACAAGAAAAGACGAAATGCAGCTAGACTCGTTCCTAACATGTACAAAGAAATTCAGGAAATGAAATCTGTGATAGAACAATTGACAAAGAGAATAGAATTTCTGGAAAATAATAAGTAGAAATATAAATGGCAACATTAACTTCCCAGATACTTGATATTTCTGATACTTCCACAACGACTCTTAGACAGTCTGCAAACAACGACAACCTTATTGTTGGTGATACCAGAAATATCAATGGTGAACTTGCTGTTATTAGCGGTAAAGTTGATGCATTAACGAGTAACACAAACAATCTTTATGTGACAGTAAGCGCTATCGTTGTTGATGTAAATGCTGTAAAAAGCACGTTAAATTCTGATGCATATAAGGCATTTCCAAATGCCGCAACCGGAATTATTGTCAAGAATTCTTCTTCAAATGCTGTTTCCAGAACGATTATTGGTCCTGCGAACGGCATCACGATTACGAATGGTAATGGTATAAATGGAAATCCAACGATTTCATTATCAAACGATTTGAACGCTCTGGAAAATCTTTCCGGTTCTGGTTTCGCTGTTCGAACTTCCGCTGATGCATGGGCACAAAGAAGCTTTGTTCAACCAACATCTGGTATCACGATTACGAATGCTGACGGTATAGCCGGTAATCCAACAATCACACTCGCTAATGATTTGAATGCTCTGGAAAATCTTTCAGGCTCTGGATTTGCAGTCAGAACGGCGAACGACACATGGGCACAGAGAACGCTAGTTGCTCCATCAGCCGGTATTACTATAACCAATTCAAATGGTATTTCCGGTAATCCGACTTTTGCTCTTACGAATGACCTTCAAGCAATAGAAG